TGTCTATCAGTGAAGAATTGATTTTAAGAGCTATCTGCGATCGCACAATGTACGGACTTGAGATCAAACAAGCACTTAGCAAATGCTGCGGACATGACATTGGTTATGGGAGTTTGTACCCATCTCTGAACAAGCTGACTGAAAAAGAACTTATTGAAAAGGTTAGTAGCGTGGTAGTCAAGGGCAAAAATCGGGACTACTACCGATTAACCAAGTTAGGCACTGATGTGATGAGTAGCATAGAAGAGAATTACGTAAAGCTTAAATATTGGAAACAAAATAAATAACAAGTATTGAGTAAGCGGGCTGGGTTAACACTTGACCCGCTTTTATTTATTAATTATGCTTAAATAAAATATTGTATTAAGATTAATAAAAAAGCAGAGCAATTAACTAACATATATGTATGATTACCAGAAATTAAAATAAGAGGGGTCTTATTATGAAATGGGAAAAACTACCAAAGCCGTGGACAAAAGAGCAGTGTCGTCGTCGTTACGTTGAGAGCGAGGAGGATATAGGTATCAGAAAACTAGCTGTCCAGGCTGGCTTGAGTAAGGGAACTGTTGAAGGATGGGTAAAGCGAGAATTGTGGGTAGACCAAAGAAGACGCTATCAAGACACTTTGCAGACAACTATTCAGGTTAAAACTATACACAGGGTATCCGAGAGAATATCAGATGAATTGTCTCAAATTATCATCGAAAACTACAAAGTACACAAACTCACTAGGGATTATGTAGCTAAAATAATTGAGCAAAAAGCTAGGCAACTAGCAGAAGATTTGGAACTGCCGGGAGAAGAAAGAAAGAGGGCAATTTCCCAACATAGCGCACCTGAAACAAACCAATGGTCACAAGCCCTCCAGCGGTCAACAAATGCCATTAACGAGACTAGAGGAATAAAATATTATGTTGATGTTAATGCGGCTGTTGACAAACTAGCTAAAGAGGGCTACCAAATCATTGATCCAAGCAAGAATGAAGATGATGATGAAGATATTTAAAGTTTTTGATGTTACTGGATGTGGTGCGATCGCGCCAGCGATCGCTATTGAACACGGACAAAGATTGTACAGATTGATTCATCCCCATTTAACAAATGGGGAATCATTGCAATTAGATTTTACAGGAGTAGAAACATTGACTGATGTTTTTATAGGTCAATCACTTGGGCAATTATTCAGAGATATTCCTGCTCAAAAAATCAGAGAATTGATTGACTTTAAGGGATTAGATAATGACAAATATGGTATGATACAACGTACAATGAACAGAGCCTACAGGTGGTATTTCAATGAGCAAAATTAAGCGTGGACAAATTGAAGAATGGGATATTGACGAATTAACTCCCTATGGAAATAATGCTAAGTTGCACCCTGATTTCCACATTGAACAAATAGCTAACTCCATTAAGGAATTTACTTTTCTTGACCCGATAGCGGTAGATGAGAATGGTGAAGTATTAGAAGGTCACGGACGGCTTTTAGCAGCCAAGAGACGTGGTGATAGTACAATTCCCGTAATTCAAATTACTGGGCTGTCAGATGCTCAAAAAGTGGCATATCGGTTAGCACATAACAAACTGACCATGAACACTGGATTTGACCCGGAAATGTTAAAGATTGATTTTGAGTTTCTACAGGATAGTGAATTTGAGTTAAGTTTAACGGGTTTTGGGGAATTGGAATTGAGTTTTTTAGATGATGAACCGGAAGAGGAAGTTGACAAACCTACCCCAAAATCGTCAACCAAGGAAGTTGATGTAGATGAGTTTGAATTTGACCACAAGTGTCCTAAATGTGGTTTTCAGTACAATGATAAAAATGAATAATCCCCACGCTTGGTACTTAAAAGATTTAAAGTTCGTACCCCAAAATGGACTAAAAGTAATGTCTACTTTTAGTTGCGGTGGTGGTAGTTCATTAGGTTACAAACTAGCAGGGTGTGATGTCATTGCTGCTAATGATATTGACCCGGAAATGGCTTATCATTACAAGCTAAATCTTAACCCTCAACATTATTTTTTATGTCCAGTTAAGGACTTGGTTAAGAAGTCATTGCCCAGTGAACTCCATCATTTAGACATATTAGACGGCAGCCCGCCCTGTTCTAATTTTTCAGTATCAGGTAATCGGGAAAAGGATTGGGGAAAGAAGAAACACTTTCGGGAAGGTCAGGCTGTACAAGTTTTGGATGACCTGTTTTTTGACTATTTAAACTTAATTGAAAAACTAAAACCTAAAGTTGCGATCGCTGAAAATGTCAAGGGGTTGATATTAGGTAATGCTAAGGGTTACTGCAAACTCATTATTGACAGGTTCAAAGCTATTGGTTATAGTCCGCAACTATTCTTAGTTAATGCTGCTGACTGTGGCGTACCGCAGAGACGGGAACGGGTATTTTTTATTGCATTACGCAACGATATCTACAAACCTAAGCTGATGTTAGCACCTAAACACCGATGGATTAGTGCAGGAGAAGCCACTAGTGATTTGCAAGTGCTTACACAGGATGAAATCAAGGAAACCCGTCCTAGTCTCAATGATATTAAGTGTTGGGAGCATACACGCAAAGGTGATATGTACAGAACTTTCTTATTAAAGACAGAGAAGCGTAATGCCTGCTTTAACAATATTAGGCTTAATGATAGTTGCCCCGCAAACACGCTTAGTTCTACACCGGAACTATATACGCATTGGGATGTATGCAGAAAATTAACTTATAGAGAATATAAACGCTTAGGCTCATTTCCAGATGATTACAAGGCTAGAAGTACAAGAATAGGTAAATATATGGTAGGTATGAGTGTACCACCGCGCATGATGGAAAAGGTGGCACAAGCGGTAATTAGTCAGTGGTTATTGTGAGTTTTTTGTCAATGTATTAAAAACTGTGCTATAATTACTATGTAATCCCCTCGCCGGGTGGTGCGACTAACACCAAGTCCGCAGGGGAAGTAACCTAACGCTGAGGTCACATGAATAATTTAGCAGTTTTTGATTATAACGGACAAACGATTTCTCGCCGTCAAAACGGATTCATCAACCTTACCCAGATGTGTCAAGCCAACGGGAAACGACTTGACAACTGGACGCGACTAAAGCAAACTCAAGACTACATAAGGATTTTAAGCCGATCCCTCAGTTGTGAGGTAACGGAAATAGTGCAAGGTGGAGACCCTGGCTTACAAGGAACTTGGGGACATCCTAGTTTAGCTATCAACTTAGCTAGATGGATTAGTCCAGAATTTGCTGTGTGGTGTGATGGACATATTTTTAACCTGATGTCAACAGGTAGTACAGCGATCGCACACCAAATACCAAAAACCTATTCTCAAGCGTTGCTAGAAGCCGCAAAGTTGGCAGAAGAGAACGAACGACTAGAAGCACAAAACATCCTTTTAGAACAACAAAATGAGTGCCTATCTGAAGCGGTTGATGAGTTATTCAACTATTCCTCTATTGTCCGCATAGCCAAGTTTAACGGTATTTCAGAAACTCGGTTTAAGTGGTGCAGACTCAAAGCAGTATCCGTAAAAATGGGATTGGAAATTAAAAAAGTGCCATGCCCAAGATTTGTTGAGAAAAATTTATACTCTCACGATGCTTGGCGTGTCGCTTACCCTGGTATTGCTCTACCTGAAACAACTACACTTGTTATTCAGTCAGTAAAGGGCTGATTTAATTAGTCAAAAACAAAACCCCTGGACTAGCAACAATCCAGGGGTTTTTAGTCAATACGTCAATAAAGATTGTTATATTTGCGATTGCGTGCTATAATAATTCAAACCAGCACCGTAAAGAGTGTGTCACCACTCAGAACGGTTGTATCACTGGTTAACATTTCACCCGGCAAAGGCGGGTTAATCTGCTATGACTAATTTAGCATTAATCGTTGAACAAATCAAAAATGAAATTACCGTCGACCCCGAAGGTAAAGGTAAAGCCTCTATTCGTGCGGTCGCTAGACTGATGGATATTGACGAAAAGTCTTTGAGAGCGGCTTTTCAGAGTGCGGAACAAAATCCCTCTAAATTAG